TCATGTATTGCTGAGGAAAACTTAATCCAAATGAATTATTTTCATCCCCTAAAAATATACTTGATTGATAACCATCTCTTTCAGGGAACATTGTATCAATACCAAAGCCAGGATTAATATACTCAGGGAATAAATTACTTGTTGCAGATTGTTGCAAGTATTTAATCATTCTTTGCTTATAAAATTCTGCTCTTGATCTAAACCTATTTGCAACATCTATTAAATCTTGCATATTAGGTTGATCAGAATTATCACTTGTCTTTCTAACTAATCCTTTATTATAGAACTGAAAAGATAAACCTACTGGTAATTCAGATAATACATAATAAGTTAATGTATCTGTTACATAATCATCTAATAAAGCCGTTTCATTAGCCGTTAAATTATTAGCTACAATACCATTCTGCAATCTAGTATATAAAGCCGTTCCTAAAGCTGGCAAGATATACATATCCTGAGCCGTTTTAATTTCGGGCATGATTAACTTATCATCAATATTAGTATGAACAGAAGTTCTTTCTTTTATTGCCGTTGCTCCTATAAATAATGTGTTCTTCATATTATCCTTTCTTAATTACCGTTTGAGCATACCATTGATGTCTACAACTTGGAGAATGTTGGCCATTTGGCTTTGTCCACCAACCACCTCTCCTATCAAATACTGAATATCCTAATCTTGCTGATATAGATTCAATTTCTGCCCTTGAATATAATCTATTTAATTGCATTAATCTAGCGCAGAAGTATCGACTTGGATGATCTGCTGAATCTCTTTCATTACCCGGTATATCTGATCTCCATTCGTATGAATATCTAACCATAAAACTAGAAGTTGTTGCCTTTGGAGCATTTAATTCCGATAATGGTTTAGGAAGTTTTCTTTCTGTTATGCCTTTTGATACAGAACTGGTTATAATTCCTTGTTTTTCAAGGCCACTTAATACTCTATTAACTACATCAATATCAACTTTTACCGTTCCAGCAATAATTTCAGCAGTTATTCTCTTATCTTTTTGAATTAAATCTAAGATATTAGCTTCTAAAGTAGTCAATAATTGCTCTGCAAACTCTAAATTCAAAGCCTCTTCTAACTCATTTGGTACTTGACTAAATACTTCTCTTGATTTAAAGATAGAATATTCTTCTTTTGATACTCCAAATTCTTCAAATATGCTTACAACATCATCTTCACTAAATTTAAAACCAGTTGTTGATGGTGCAACTACCGAAGTTGGTAAGTCTTGACCACCTTGTTCCGGTATTAAACCAACCAATGCACGAATTTCGTTAGCAGTCATTGACTCTAGTACCTTATTAGCCACCAATGGACTTAATGAATTGATTGCATCTATAACATCCTGAGAAGTTGAATTAGTTTTAGCTTCCAATCTTGGCGCTCCTAACTTTTCACGAATCTCATCCTTAGTTAAATTAGCTGCAATGATAGCGCCATCAAACTCTATGCCAATTGGCTCAACTGGAATAATTTCTAAATTACAACTTGCACCATGTAACTTTGCAAGCAATGAAAATACTTGTTCTAAATATACTTGTTTATCATTGACATAAGTATTCTTAAATATTTCATAAGAATCTCTCATTTGTTGTCTAGTTCCTAATTGGCCTGGAGTAGAAATACCAAATAAATCAGGAGCGGTAATCTGATGACCTGAAAAGATATTTTGCTGAATCATCTTATCGACATTACCAAAATCTTCTTTTGTAATATCGCTTGCTCCTAAGTCCTCAATGATTGGTTTCCTTGAAGCATCATTAGCAAATGAAAGTATAAACTTCTTGCCATCACTACCGCTAAACCTATCTGTGAATTTACGTTCAATTTGGCGCTTCTCATCATCTGATGGATCACCATTAGGTAATGTAATTAATTTAGATGCACTAAAACCAGTTTGAGCATTACCTAAAACGTGTTTACCTATTTCAATATCAGATTCAATGTAATTTAAAGCTCCAAAGTAACCGGGTAGCGCATAGGCATTTAAATTAGGTCGATATTCTTTAAGATATAAAATCTGAGAACCATTTCTAATTTGAGTATTAAACGCATTAAAAATATCACGTTTGTATTTTCTGTCATCCCAATTATCTGAATACCAAAACTGAGTATTATCGTGATTGGTTCTAACTTTAGTATAATCAACGTGAAATATTTCAGCTAAATTATCTCCAGTAACACTCCAAATAACTTGAATATAAGCGCCTCCAAAAAGTTCAATATCAATAGCTACTTTTTTAGCAACATCAAGCAATGATTCTACCCTATTTGCTTGCGCTATAAATTGCTCACCTATTGGATCTACTTGATCCTTAATTTTAAATCCGCTACCAGTAATATAATTAACCTTACCCCTAATGATTGCATTATGTTTAGCTGATTTATTATATAGGTCAACTAAATAATTTGGATAATCATTCTTTTTTCCGAACTCAATATATCCTTCTCCTTCGCCTTTCTTCTCACGATATTCAGGTTGCTTTGCCTCAGCAAAAGTTAAAACCATTAATTCATTGCTCATATATCTCGTACTTTATATGTGTTTATTTGGTTGCTATAAGTTGTAAAATTGAATTGACTTGCATTGTTTAATGATGCTTGGCCTTTTTCTACCATAGAAGTAGCATTTGAAGGCAATAAATTAGTCGTTGATGCTTGTTCGTATATTTCATAAGTCCATTCTCCTTGTAAAGCATTCGCAAAATATGAACTTACCGTAATATTAAAAGCATTAAATCGTTCTTGATGAGTCGATAAATCGACATTGTTTAAAATTACAAATGCAACCGTTTCATTTGTATTCCTAGACTTAAAATAGAAAAGCCAATTAGGCGAAGTAAGTGTTGCTTTTTCGCTTAATGTTAATATTATTTTATTGACTTGTCCTTTGATTAAATGTATCATCAAATATAAATAGCATTAACAAAATTGTTTATATAAAAAAAGGGGAAGCATCTGCTCCCCCCTTACCCGTCAACCAAACGACTATCTTTAAGCGCCTGGAGTAGTCAATGCAGTATAAACTCCATCAGCCACCGATGGTGCTAATTCTTTCTCTGATGCAGAGAATGTTAAAGTATAACCTGAACGATCACCTTGAGCAGTTCCAGTAGCACTGTTGCCACCAGTTAAATTTAATCCATAAAGATAACCAAGCAAGAAAGTTTGACCATTGTTATCTTTTACTATTGCTAACAAAGTATTTTTGGCAAGCAATAATATTTCATTCCTAGTTGCAGTTTGCAACTTATTCAAAACGATTGACAAATCTTGTGCATAGAATACCGTACCATTTTGTACGTTTGCAGTAATATTTTCAGTCAAAGAAGCAGTACCAGGAACTAATTCATATTTGTAGAATTTCTTTCCAGCTAATTTAGTGATTGCAGTCACTGACCCCGAAGTAGGAGCAGTAATTGTAACATTTGCTTTTTCAATAAAATATACTTCTAATATTCCACCTAAAGAATCTCGGCAATCTAAGGCATATCCTTGAGTTAATGCGCAAGCCATAATTATTTTTCTTTAAAATGTTAAAAATTCGGGCAGTTACAACCAAGCAATCTGCCCGAACTTATTTGTAAGATATTAAGCTAAGATGAAATCAACCATCTCATCAGGGAATGCAAACTGCACACCAAATTTAAATGATGCCATAAACTTAATGTTCATTGCATACGGATCATGAATTAATTCAAATTGCTCTTCTTCGTTAATTAAATCTGTTCCAACAAAAAGGTTTGAAATTCTACCAGCATAAATTTTGTTAGTACCATTCAATCCTTGAACCGCAGTAATCTTGATTGAAGTTCCTGGTAAAGTTAATTCTCCAGTTGCTTGACCATCAAAAGTATAAGCAAATAAGTTAGCATTCTTTAATGCAATTGTATAAGTACGGAAAACATCATTACCAACAAAGATAGCAACATCATCTTTATTAATGATTTGTGCTGGAATTGCTTTGTAAACTGAATCAACTACTGCAATTACGTTAGCAGAAGTAATACCAGCTGAAGCAGCTAAAGGAGTTCCATAATAAGTAGTTGTGTTAGCATGAACAACTGAAGCAGAAGCAGCAGCAACTAATTTAACAAAACCATCAAACTTATTTAAGTTACCATTAGCAGAAGCTGAATCTCCTTGCCAAATACCAGTTTCTAATTGAGAAGCAATACGAGCAGATTTTTTATTAGTATAATCCGCAGCAAAAGCTACTGAATCATAAGTGCTACCAGCAGCTAAAGCCTTCTGTAAATACTTAGACTCTAATTGTTTTGGACACAATGCCTCTTGAACTTTAATCTTTCCAACTACTACACTACGCTGAGTGAAAGTTGTTGTACCCGATGCGTTAAAACCGCAATCGCTATCATCTTGAAAGAAAGCATCAGTATCCATGATACCAATTTTCTCAGAAGACTTAACTCCTACCAATACGTTACCTTGAGTTTTAATCAAAGAAGCCGTTTTTGAACCAAGAACTGAAGATGTTACTAATAACGCTTCGTTTTCTCTTGCATAATCTGTTAATGAACTAACTACAAATGCCATAATTTCTGTTTTTTAAAATTTTTAATTTAAAGTTTTTACTCTTTGTAAGAATCGCTCTATCTTATCTGCTTTTGGCTCGACAATTCTAAAGCTATTTTTTGGATTTTGAATAGGATCAGCTACTGGAGTCTTAGAAAATCCTTCCAATACGCTTAACATTTCGCTAAATCCTTGATTAAATTTGCTTTCTAATCCATTTAACTTGCTTTTTAATGCCTCATTCTCGGCTTGCAAATAAGTGATAGTAGCATTCATTTCATCAAACTTTGTTTCTGACTCCATTTTCATTGGAGGCATTTCAGGTTCTTGTGCTTCAGCTGCTGGAGTACTAATCTCCCCAACTTGACCACCAATAACCGTGACATTAGTGCCATCAACTAATTCGTATTCTCCATCAGGAGCAGCTACTGAATTACCTGAAGCATCAACAAGCATAGCCATCGCCCCTACTACCAATTCAGTTAAATCAATCTTGCTACCATCTTTTAGGTCATAAGATTCAAATACTAATTGAGTTGCCGGTGCAGATGCCTCTTCATTAAGTTTTTCAACGGTATTATCCGCTAACATAACTTTAATTTTTTCAATCGCTTCTGAAACGTTCATAAATTTTTACTTTGTTTAAATATAAATACTGATTAATTAATACTTTATCATTTAACTTGTTCTAAAATCGAACATAATTCTGACCATAAAGTTTCTTCTATGCTCATAGGTTGTTTTTCTTTTCGATAATTAAAAACTCCTTCAACTGAAAATCCTTTAAATTCACCTGATTTTATTTTATCCCACACCGCTTGATTATCAACTTTAAAACTACCAAACCAACTTCCTTGTGGAGCATCCTCAAATCCTTTCATTGCCATCACACCTCTTGCTGAATCGACTATAAACGATTCATACATAGTAACACCTTCAACGGCCATTGCATCATCGTGCATCAAGTTTACATTTGATTGATAACCTTTCTTGAAGAATTTTTGCGCTATTTGTTCTATTGTATTTGCGGAGAATGTCACATAGTATTCGCCATTATGATCATTCCTATAAATAGGAGTATCCGCTAACATCAATGCTCCGGATACAATTCTTCTATCCTCAGATTGAATAATAAATTTAGCCTTATCTTCTTTGAATGCTAGAAAATCTCTTTCGATTGCTGGCTTATCTACCAATGCAACAAAATCTACTTCAACATCATTATTTAAATCTTCGCTAATCTCTAGCTGATAAATTGGTAATTTCATATTTTTATTATTTATATTCTTGCTGAGTTTTCTATTCTACTAATTCTCTTTTGGCTACCAGTAATATCTGACTCAACAACATAAGCTCTTGCCGCTACGTTATTAATTGCATTTAAAGATTTTTCATCTAATTGAGTTGCTGCTTGAGGTCTTGGTGCTATTGGTGCTGAACCTCCACCTGAACTTGGTAATGATGCTCCAGTTGATGCACTGCCTCCACTATCAGCAGAACTGATTGATGAAATTGCTTGCGCTCCAGCTGCAATTGCTGATGCAATAGATAATCCTGCTGATATATTATTTAATAAAATAAATGGCGCTGCTGCTGCTCCATAAGTTGCAACAGATTGTGGAGTAGCTAAAGCTTCAGCATTTGCAGTTTGAGTAGCCATAATAATTTTAGCAATTGCACCAGCTTGTTCTATAACTACTCCAGCAATAGCCAATTCTTTATTTTTGCCAGCAATTTGTTGTAATATAGAACCGAATTGCATTGCTATATCGGCCTCTTGCATTTGAATTTTTTTTCTATATTCTTTTTTAGCTAATAATAAAGCCTTTTCTTTTCTTGCATTTTCTTGAGTGCTTAAAAAAGTAGAATCAGAAGATTGAACTATTGCTTCATCTGTATCTTGTCTTGATTTTAAATCTTCATTATCGTATTTTTTTTGTAATTCTGATAGTTTTACTCTTCTTTCTTCCTCAATAAGTGTTGTACTTTCGCCAAAAATCGCTCTCTTTTCTAATTTTTTATTAAAATCATCCTCAATCGCTTCTCTTTCTTTTTCAAAATCAGTCAAATATTTCTCTGCCTGAATATCTGAAATAGTTTGATTTTCTAATTTTATTTCATTTGAAGTTTTAACTAATAAATCATATGATTTTTGTGCTTCATCTTCAGCTAATTTTTGTCTTTTATCAGCCTCCTCTTTTAATTTTTTAGTTCTTGCCTCTTGCTCTTGTGCATATTTTGCTTTTCTTTTTTCATTTTCACCAACTAAAAAATCAGTTTTTGCCAATTCACGTTGGCGCTCTAATGTTTTTAATTCAATTTCTGCTTGAGTTCTGCTTTTATCATTTTTATCTAATGCATCGATAAACCTTTGTTGTGATTTAATTTTAGCCTTTCTATCATTATCTTCTAAATTAAATATTTCTTGCAAAGATGCACCAGCTAATTTTGCTTCTGCAATTCTTTGTTTCCCTCTTTCATCAGTTGCCTTTGTTTCATAATCTCTTTGCCTCTTTGCTCCTTCTACTGCTTCATCATTAAATTTTTGTTGTGCTTTTCTTGCCGTTTCAGCAGATGTTGCAAAATCTTTAAATGCTTCAACTGCATAACCTAAAGCAATTACTAAAACTCCTATTCCAGTTGCTATAATTGCTCCTTTTAATGCTTTAAATGCAACCGATGTTGTTTCAACCTCAATGGCAAATACTTTCATTATCTTACCAGCAATGGCAGTAACAATTGAATTTGCCTTTATAAAGAAACTTGAATTTGTAACTTGATTGCTTAAGTTAGTAAATGCATCTTTTAACTCAAGGACTCTATTTAATCCTTCAGATAATGCTAATGCTCCTTGTACTTTTAATAAAGTTTTTTGTACATCTTCTGATTCTACGCCAACTAAAGCCAAAGCGCCTTGAACGGCAGTAAATGCTCCAGCAATACCAACAACGGTTTGACCAAATGCTTTAAATTTAGCATCAGGATTAAATGCATCTACGGTTGCCCTAGCATCTTGCATTCTATCCTTTAATTCTCCAGCACGTTTTGCTGCTTGTGCAATCTCCTTTGAAGATGCATTAGCAGTATTTTGTAATCGTGCTAATTCCTGAATTGCTTCCTTTAATTCAGTACGTAAGGTTTTAGTATTTCCTTCTACCTTAATACCAACTATTGCATTTGCTTCAGCCATTTTATGAGTATGTTAATTCAATCACTTTTAATAATTCTACTTTAGTCGTTTGAGGAATACTTGGGTTGAAATCAATAACTTTATTTAATCTCCATAATGCGCCATCAATATAAATTAAATTGGCAAAATCAAGAGAATAAATATCTTGAATGGTCAAATATAAATAGCAACTTAATAGCTTACTATCTTTCGAAGTTATCTCAGCCAAATAATCAGTCCAAAAAGCAGTAAATAAATTAGCAGTTGGATAAGGATTTGTAAGAGTAAATCTTGTTTCTTTTAATACTGCAAAATTTATATCAGAAGTAGGAATTGTAGGATCATCAAAATGACCAGCATAACCATAAGTAGTTAAATTACCTGAATAATTCCCATTAGATACTTCATATGCATGTTTAATATGATAAATAGGAACTCCAGTAATATATTTATACTGCATAATTCTAATATTATGATCCAATCTTTCTTCAACATTGGCATTTTTCTTAAAAATTGATGCACATAATTTAGTATCTCCTGACCTTGAAACTAAAACAGATTGAGAAAATATTACTTTTATTTCTTGCCTATCAGTAGCATATTGAAAATTGGTATCTTCTTTTCTACTTCCATATGGCTCATTAAATTTATTATTATAAATGCCATTATAATAATCATCCGAATCTTCAGTATAAAAGAAATCATAGTATCTAGCATTCAATTCCGACATTGGTTTTATCGAAATATCTTTTGAATAATCTACTTTTTTAGACCAATCAATTGACTCAGCAATTGGGTCTGAAAGCAATAGTAATCCAGTACTATCTCCAGGCTCTCCGTGAAGAAGTAATTCTCCTAAATCACTTGTCTTTAAAAATCCAGCACCTGTTCTATAAAATTCAATATATGGTTCAATTAGTAAATGAGTGCTTTTTTGTGGGTCTTCAAATACGTATAAATTAAACATTCTACAAATGGAAGCAAAGAAATCCTTTTGTTGAATTCCTTTTGGTAATAATGCTTGCATTGTTAAATATGATTCATCCGATGCAGTTAATGGCACTTTAGAATCTGAAATAAAATGAATTGTTAAATCATTAGATACAAAACTGAAACCTGGATTATGTGTTGTATCTGCAATTATTGAAACGGTTAAAACATCATTTGTAGCTAAAGGAATTGATTCAATTTTATCTATAAAATAAAATGTATCAACTCCTCCATTACTTGGTATAATTACACTTAATACTTTTGTTGCTCCATTAAATATAGCAATTTCAACATTTTGAACCGTTGTGATAGTAACTCCACCATATAAACTTACATTTCCTATAATTGTACTAGACCCAGTATATTTAAAATCTGTTCCATATGTTAACGTAAATAAATATAATGATGAACTACCAAAAGTGACCGCAGTTACATCATTTGTTGTAGTAAATCCAGCACATGAAGCATATAATAAATTATCTCTTATTTCTTCTAGATTTGCTTTATTATTTGGAATTATCAAACTCTTAAAAAATGGAGTGTCAAAAAATGCAGATGTATATGTGTATTTTGAATTTAAAATTATTTTATCTATAATTTCATGTACAAAAAATGCTGGTCTAAAAGCATTTAAATGGTAGTCTAAAGTTCCATCTTTACATAAACCATAATCAATTAATGGGAATACAATGCCAGTTCCGCTTGCTACTCCTGAAGCATTCCAAGAATTTGTTATAGTTGTTGGATTCCAATTGATATTATATTTATCAAAATCAGTCATATCTTCTAATAAGATATTTCCAATAGCGGAGGCAAATCCACCTAATTCACCAAATACTGCGCATTCATATTCAATTACTCTATTCTGTATTTTTATTTCAAGTAATCTTATTACCCCTTTAAATACCTGAATTTTATTTACAAAAATTTGGCAATTAGCTTGTTTACTAGCATCAAAATTATATCCAACATTCTTTTTATTTGGGTCGCTAACATAATAATTATTACCACTGGTAAAATTATAGATATGACCAAATACTTTATTATTGTTAGCATTACCTGGTATATTAATTGTTTTAGAATAATTAGTATTCCTTGCTGAAAAGTCTTTAATATCATCAATTGCATAATTTAACTCTGCCCCTAAATCTTCAAATAAATCTAGTCTTTGTTGTTCAACTATAATTTCAGTTATCATTATCTAAATTGGCTAAATTGTTTTTGACCTAAATCAAATTGAAGTTGGTAATTAAACATCTTATCAGAAGTTGGAATCTTTTCTTGCCAATTAGTATCCTTCATAATAATAGGATAATAATCGCTAGTTCCACCATTAATAATATGTAAATAAACCTCATTAGAAGCAAGCAATTCAGACCCAAGTATATAATCAGTAGCTGATAAATAATCACTCGTTACAAGGTAACTCCAATCGATTTGAGTGGCTAATGCTTGCACTCCACCATAATGAACTCCTGAACTATTTTTATAATCCATTGAAATTCCATTTCTTTGATATTCAGCAGTCTGATAAGTTGTCTTTTTAAAGTTCTTTTGTTGTCTATTTAAAAGTCTAAATCCCATAGTATCATATCCACCAAATTGATTTTGAAATACTAAATTTATTGGAGTAAATCTTGGCGCACATACTTGTTTCATAATCATTGTATCTGAGCCAATCGTTACTTTGTATCCGTAGGTAGCATCGGTAATAAATGAAGTACCTAAATAAGTATTAATTGCGCTTGGACTTAAATCCAAAAGCAATGATGAAAGGCTTGATAATGTCGCTCCCGTAGATGGACTACCGCTATTGCTTCCATCTTCATTTATCTTTTGAATCGTTGCCGTTACTGCTGATAAGTTGGCATTAAAATAAGTAATGTAAAACTTCTCTCCATTTATTACCTCGCCAGCAGTTCTATCTCGTGTCGTTAAAAACTTATTTGCATAAGTAGAAATAGAAGTTCTAAAAGGATTTAAAGAATAGTTCCATCCTTTAGCCGTAGTTGAATTTAAACCAGTATATGTTTTACCTCCATACTCTTCTCCAAAACTTATCGAATAGTCGATGAATAAGAATGATCCAGCATATTGTAAGAGTGAATTTCCTGATGCGTTAAAACCGCTTCCAAGATAGTTCTTGACAATTGGTGCGGTATCAAGTACACCATAGTTCCCTGAGTCGGGGAAATTTTTAAGTGTGGCAATGGTGATTCCACCAATTTGTAAATCAAATACATATTTAAAAGATGTTTGAGAATAATTACTAGATGAAACAATATGCCATAAGCTATCGTGTGCCGATGTATATGATGCTGGTCCTGATTGTATTGTAATTG